CAAATTATCTATGGCTCTTGTAACCCCTACATAAAAAAGCCGCCTTTCTTCTTCCAGATTATTTTGTATGCTATTTGCATGGGGAATTAACCCTTCGCTGCAGTTTATTATAAACACATTCTCAAACTCCATACCTTTCACGCCGTGAGGGTTTAGTAAACTTTGATATGAGCTTACTGTTTTAAGTGGTTCCAACCTTATTATTCAAATTAATTCCATACATCTATGTACTTAAGTATATATCCTAATATTGTAATATTCAATACTATATTAAAAATTTTTTTGTTTACAACAAATTTAATTTACATAATATTTTAAATGTAAATATATCTGGTCAATATTAAAAAGTACACTATTAATGATGTATATAAATAGCTATAAAATTAAAATTGAACTGTTACACTAAGAAAATTAGTACAACAGTTCAATTCTATAAACTACCACTTAACATCAATTTTTTTAAGTTCAACTATATTGTCAACGGAAACATTTATATAATCCTTTAATCTAATTATTGGATTATTACCTTCATCCCATCTATTACAAAATTTTAAACATAGATATAAAATGACATATTTATATATTCTATAGACCTTACTTTCATAATTTAACTCATTACTATAATCAAAAATTATATTAGAAACCTTCTGTTTAAAGGTAATAACATAATTTTTAGAATTATCTTGTATATATTTAATCATATCTTTTCTGCCTAATACATTACAAATATTTTTAATTATTTCTGGACATCCTGCTAATATGGTTTTTACATAGTTATTTCTATATAAATCCTCGCCAAATAAAAAACCATTAATACATTTATCATTCTTATTTTTTTCTTCTCTTATTAATCTAGATTTTATAAGACAAGCATCATACCCTACTAATTCTTCTTCATAAAAATCTTCCCAGCTAACTTTTTCACCTTTATAAAAGGTTATAATACTGTTTTTTTCTTTTTTAAACTGAAAGCCATTTTCCTTCATATAAAAACTTAAATCAGTATCATTAATTAAAGCATCAAATAAATTATATAATGGTTTCTTTTCTATATTTTTATCATCTAAACGGGATGAAAAATGAGATACCGTTACCCAATCAAATTTTATTCTAGCATATAGATCATCTTTTTTAATCTGTTCATCAAAAATTTTTTCAAAAAAATCATCTAATGAAACATCTTCAAGCTGCCTATAAAATATACTTTTTCTTGCTATAAACCATTTTATTGTAGTTTCATTTGTACACAGTATATCTGATAAAGATTTATATATTGAGTCCACATCTTTAAGTACCAATATTTTATCTATTAAAAGCATTTCCTTTACTTAATTCAAGAATATAATCATTAAAATCTTTATCATTATCAACTCTTCTGAACCCAAATTTTTTACATAGTTTGTCCATTATTATATTATCTTTCTTTACAATTCTAATAAATATCTTTTTAATATTGTTATTTTTACAGAAACTAACAAACCATTCTATAATTAACGAACCTGTTCCTCTTCCCTTATGCTTTAAAAATAAATTAGAAATTATCAATTCCTCATTATGAAACCTAAATACAATATCCACAGTACCTTCTGCTTCTAAGATATTATTAGTTCTATCTGCTTGTGAAATTCTAACATCATTTCCAGTAACTTTTGGTTGATACAACCTAACTTCCTGAGAATCTGAAATTATATTACATAATTCAATAAAATCATTTTCTGAAAACACAATTCATAACACTCCATTCTACATTGAAATTTATATTTATTTCTATTTTATATAAAATTTATACCAATATCAATAAACATCTCAAAATGTATTTTTCGGGAAATTACGAAAAAGTAGTTTACCATCTACCTGCTAATCTAATTTTAATACTTCCACTTACTGTAGCATTAGTTGCACTTGTAACAGTTATAGTTAAATATTCAGTTCCATCACCCTTTAAATTAGTAATACTAAAGTTATTATTATCTATTACAGTCAAACTATAATAACTAGGATCACAACCACTTTCAGTAAGGGTAAATGTATCATTTACGATATTTTCATTACTTGTTTCAGTAATAGTATAATTTTGAGTATTATTTACTTTTATCTTATTAGGGTTTGTTGCTGTACTTGTAATTGCTATAGTTTTTGCCACTACTGCATTAATAACTATAGGTATTGTTTTAGAATATGTATTTCCATCTTCTCCTACATAAGAAACTGTAATATTAGCAGTTCCAACGCTTATACCAGTAACAAGTCCTGTATTATTTACCGTTGCAACTGCTGTATTATCACTTGAATATGTAAGAGTTGGTGAACTTATTGCTGTTCCCTTGTCAGTAACACTTGATATAATTTGTTGAATCTTTCCAATATCCAATAATATATTATCAGGACTTACACTTATTACATAATTATGCTCTGCTACTGCTGCCACTTCTATATTAATACTTGTACTTGATGTATCATAATCACCATGATAAGTTATATCTATGTTACAAGATCCTTCATTGATTCCAGTAACCAATCCATTTGAATCTACTGTAATTATCGAAGTATCAGAACTTGTATATATTAATGTAGGATTTTTTACCTTTATACCATTCTGATTTAAAACTACAGTTAATTGTTGTGTTTGTCCCTTTTTTATAGAAATAGGATTAGGACTTATTATAAATGAATAAGAAGGTTTTTGAGCATTATTAGGTATTTCATTTACTAAATCATCAATTGATGCTGTTTCATCCATATTTGCGTTTACTTTGATTATTCCGTCTAATGATTTATCAAGTCCAGAAGTTTTCCATGCACTTCCCATAGTTATAAATCTGTCATTCATTGCTATCTTATCAGTTGTATTATTCCTACTTATAGTAACAATAACCTTACCAATAGGTAATATAATACTTTGACCTGTCTGTACATCTATAGTTTTAGTTTCAATAATACTGGGTATTCTTTGAAGTACACCACCTGATATAAAATTAATAAAATAAGGTTCTTTCTGTATCGTATATTTATAATAAACTCCATTTACTTTTTCATTACGTGTCATAACCAAATAATTTATATTACCACATGATATTTCTGTTCCTTGAGGTAAATCTTCCATAGTAAAAAGATATTTACTATCTATGGACTGTAATTTATCATCTATCTCCTTTATTAATCCTTTAAAAAAGATAGTTTTTTTATAATTATTAAGTTCTGAACCACTTCTTTTTATACAATAATTATAAAAGTTTAATGCTGTATCCATTTAATCACCTACCTATCTGATGTAAATAGCATAAAAACATTAGAGTCTTCACCTGTATCATCTGGATCAGGTAAAGTTGCTATTTTATCTTTGATTCTTTCAATTCTTTGTTCAAGATACTTTGCACATTCAGATATACTCATATTTGCAGTAGTATCTTCAACTTTACGCATCATGTCAACATCATTTGACAATGCTCCCAATATATCAATTACCGTAAGTAATAGATTACGCTGCATAGTGGCTTTATCATATATATCTGTAGCATTTAAACTATTTTCTGTTAAGTACATAGTATATTCATCATCCGTAAAATAATCTTTATGACTGAGTTCAACTTTTAATCTTTCTAAAACATTCATTCATATTACTTCCTTTCTTTATTTTGGGCATAAAAAAAAGACGTTTCAAAAGTAGAAACATCTTAAATTTCTTTAATTATTTGCTGAATTACCTGTTCTATTGATTGACTTGAAAAAAGGAGATTATCATAACTTTTTTCTTTATAAACATCCATAAGAAATTTAATGTTATTCTTTATTTTATCATTATATTCAACAACTTCCTTAATTTCATTTAATGCACTATTTAAAGCACTTGTAGTTTGATTATCCAATTTATCTAAAGTAAATCCTGTACATCTTATTGTTCTTCCCCAATAATTTTTGGTTTTATCTGCTTTGAATGATTGTGATGGTTTTTTAAAATCACTTCTTATTTCTATCGTATAACTTTCATTAAATTTTTTATCATTATTGTCAATATTAAATTCTAAAAAAATTAATTCTATACCCTGAAATATTATATTTATATTATTTTTATTGTTTACCCTAGCAACTATTTCGTTATCTTTATTTTGTATTTTAAAATTAGGAATATTATGTTCAAAAAATTTTTTAAAATCAAGTTTTATTTTATTTATATATGTAGTGCGTTGCATATAATATTTCTTAATTTGTGAATTATTATTAATACCACCACCAGATACCTCAACTAAAGGTTCGCCATAGAATTCTTTGCAATATTCCTTAATTTGCTTAATTATATTTTCTTTATTTAATCCATCATTCTTAATATTTTTTAATTCATTGATATCCATATCAATACACCTCCTAATATTAATGTAATATTCTACAAAATAGCTCAATATCCTTCTATTTACATAAATAATACTGTAAACTGCCTGTTGCAGTTCCTGGTATATCTGCTAATTCAAATTTAACATGATTTATAGCAAAGTCTTTTAATATTAATTCTTCTAATCCATTGTCTCCACCGACTAATATAAAATCTGAAGAATTATTTATATATACTTTAATTCCACCCATAGCCATATATACTCTTAAATATTCATAGTTGTCACAATCAAATTCTTGTATTTTTGTTGAATCTGAAGCATTAAATTTAATTACTCCATTTGAAGATTTTATTTCACTATATTTTACAGTTCCCATTTATATCAAATCCTTTCTATCTTTTTAAATTTATTTTTGAGTATAAAAAAGGTACTTCCATTAGAGGAAATACCTTGAATTTATATTTATTTATCATTATTAAACGTACTCTCCAATATTTCATGCATAGAATTAGCATACTTATTTTCATTATGATATTTATATCGAAACTTAATTTCATCTACATTGCCTTTCATATATTGATAGCTCCTATTTTCATATTTCAAAAATTTTACAAGTTCTTCTAACTTTTCTATTGAGTAAATATCTTTAGGACTTTCTTTGTATTTTTGATATAAACCCCAAGATTCCAATTTTTTGCCATCAAGTTGATCTTCTATTTGCTCTAGCTCATAGCAATCATAAATTTCTTCTTCCTTACAATTAATCTGAAAAGACTCTTCATTTATTTCTAATTCTATTTTTAAACCTTTATACTCTGCATAAGTATTTGAATACTCGATATGATTATTTTGCTTTATAGTAAATCCTTCCTTCTGAAAATACCTTATAAAATCCTGCTTTATATTTTCCTTTAGTATATTCATTTTGTCTTTAACTCTTGATTTGTAATCATTTAATTCATTTTCAAAATCATTAGACAATTCTCTTATAGTATTTTTCAACTCAATAACTTTTTTCTTTTTGTCATATTCTACATCTGCCTGCTTTTTTAATTTTTCTAAATTCATATAATTACCTCCCAAAATAATATGTAAATTTAATATGCTTTATTTAAAAATCATTTAATTCATTTCCTACACCAGCTAGTTGTTATTAGGCACAACTGTTTTTAATTTATCTACTAAGCTATTAAAATCATTTTCCTTATTTGATGTTTCAGTATTATATGACATCAATGTTCCAGTAGGATTAGTTGCTTCCTGATATAAGCTATTATAATCATCATATAAACTACTTAATGTCTTATAACTTTCTTCATAACCTTTTGTAGGATTTTTTAATTTTGACATATTTTTGTCTATATCCTCTTTAGCTTTTTTTCTTTCATCTAAAGATCCATCATTCTGCCACCCTGTGTTTAGATTACTAATTGCCGTATTAAAATCTGTTTCAGAATTAAAAATAGCACCATGCCATGTACTAGAAATTTGTGAACACATACTTTCAACTAAATCACCTTCAACTTTAATACTCAAATAAGTTTCATTAAATGTTCGTACATAATCATCATGTTGTTCTTGGGTATTTAAGTATTTACCATAGCAAACTCCTGCTATAATAAATATAGCAATGATTATAAAAAATATCTTTCTCTTTTTAAATCTTTTAGGTTTAATTTCACCATTATTTACTTCTTCTAAACTAGCACCACATTTACTACAAAATAAATCACTTTTTCTATTTTTTTCTCCACATTTTGGACAAATCATAATAGCATCCCCTTATGTTCTATAATACTTCTTAAATAATGTAGTCATTCACAATTTATTCACATAATATCAATATTCTACAGAATATAATAAATTCCTGCTAAAATATTCTATTATATTAATTTATTTCCCCAAATATCTATAATAGGTAATAATATTTAGAATATAAAATACTCTCAAACGTACCCCATTAACCCGTTTGAAGGTATTTTATATTTATAATCTACACTTATAAAAGTCAAATTTTTCTGTGGGTAAAAATTGTACTAACTGCAACGATTTTTTTAAATTTAGAGTCATTGGGTGATTTTCAATGCAATTTTCCTTCAAAAAACAATAAAAAGCATATCTCTATGCTCTTCTATCAAAATATTTTATACAATATTCTATGAAATTTTATACATTTTCTAAATGATAATATAATTCAATTGATACATCAACTTCGCTAAATAGATATTTAGTAGTAGTTAGCGAAGTATCTTAAAATACCTTCTAACCGTTGATATTACTATTATAACGCTAACTTCGCTTTTTTGTTTCGTAAATTATGTATTATCATTTACATTTATTCAGTATATTTATACAGGAAACTATGTATATCAGTGCATATATACATTTTATGTTAATATTTGTTATTGCATATAATTGCATTATTATTGCATATGTATTCAGTATTGTATAACTAATAATTATTGTTAATTAATATATAATGAAATTTACTCACTTGATTTCTATATATTGTCTGAAATTTTTAAATTTTAAAATTTTTTTGATAGATTTTTCACTTCAAAAATTGTAATCTTGCCATAACAGCGAGTGCATAAAAAAGTTGACTGACTAGTCAGTTTAATTTCATATTATGTTAACCACTTTTATACCATTACTAAATTACAATACCTTTACTTATATCATAAGGAATTACTGCACACTTAGTAGTAATATTCTACATAGAAATATCCTTGTTAGTAGTGTCCTCATTAACAATATCCTTACTATTTATATTATCACTTTCCCCTTCTTCTTTCAATCTGTCTAATTCTTGCGTAACGTCAGTTGTTATAGGAGATTTCTCAATAATAGTTTTCTTTGATATAGCACCCATATCATATTGCTTATTTAATTGATCTAGTAAGTCACTAGCATTAACAGGTCTACTATAATTAAATTCTACATCAATATATTCATCATCACTGAATGTTACTCCTTTTAATGATAGTAACTTATCTATCATATCAAACCTTTGGATTAATCCTGCCCTTATACATTGTTCATTCACCATTGCATATACGTCAGCCAATTGATATAGTATCTGTAAACTAACTTCCGATACATTAGATATATTACCATTACCACCAGTTGCAATGCTTGGCATATGTGCTACAAAATTGAGTTTCTGCTCTAACTTATCTAAATACATTTTAATGGTATTATAATCCATAGTAGCATTTACATATTTCATGTCACTACCATTTTCAAGTGAAATAGAATAACCTACTGCGTCCTTATCAATTGTACCTTCTATTTGTTGTCCTGTAATTACTGGTATAGGACTTAATGACAATGTATATATACTATCACCTAACTTAGATAATAAGTCCTCTATTTCATCAAGAATAGGCAATATATCATATAATAGAGATTCTCCATAGTTAATATTCCAATCATTTTTATTATGATAATGTATAGGTAGTCCAGATAGATTAGGACTACTTGATATTAGATTAATGCCTTCATTTTCATTAGTATATGAATCAACTCTATCTGGATAATATATATTATAGTAATCAATAGCATTTACAGTCCAGTTCTCTATAAAAGCAACATAGTTATTTGTCTCAGTAATTACTGGATAACCGTCAGCACTATCAATAATCTTAGATACTATATTCTTATTACCATCAAGATACACGTATTCGTAAGCATCTCCATACTTGCCTATATTATCTATAATATTATAATCTATTTGATTATAATTACCTTTCCTATATATGTTTTGATATTCACTTACTTTATTTTCTGATCCAGTCAAACTTAGTGGTTTTCCTAATAAATATGTACTATGAAAGTTTAATATTGTTTTTGCTTCCTGTATAATTAATTTCTTTGTCTTATATTCCTTGCCTTTATACTGCATATCCTTTTTCTGTAGTATTCTATGTACTCCATGAAGATATTCTTTATTGCTTATTACTCTACTAATTCTATTTAAATGAAATCCTTGATTCACTTCTTGAACAAACCATTCAGGATCACCACTATATACTTTATTAATATATTCATTTATATCCATTTAATCAATCCTTTCTACCATTTATAATTTATTCCATGCTTTATGATATATAATGCAAGTGCTGTAGCCATTACACTATCATCATGCTGGCCACTAACTGCACCCATAGAACCACTATCACTTATTTCAAAAACCTGCATTTCTTGAAGTAATCTTACTGAATTAATTTGTATTGCTCCAGTATCAAAATTTTCAACAAAATCATTTATAATAATTCCCTTACTTTTAGCGTTTGTATCAAATCCCAATCTGGTTATCATCTTATTATTTTCATCAAATAATTTTTGTTTGTATATTCTTTGATATTTGAAAGTATATCTCAATCTTTCAATAACACTATTACCACCACTGGCTCTTTCAACATTTAATATTGCTTTATTATAGTAATGACCTAATGTATCAATTATTTCTGCCATTTGATAAGGTTTAATCTTATTATTATAAAACTCTGCTACCTGTTCGCCATCTTGGGAGAATACTTCACATACGCTAAAATCTTGTCCAACACCTTCAGACATATCTACTCCAATAAAATAACGTTCTCCTACTTTTTTTGTCTTATAAATAAAAAATGACTTACCATAATATTTTTTCAATAATACTGGCAAGTCAATCAAATTATCTTTCTTTATGTAATTATTCTTTGGAATACTTCTTTGCACATCTGTAATTCTTTTATTGTTGAATATGTTTGCTCCTGTGTTTATGAATGCTTCTATATCTGTAGAAGGATATTCCTGATGAAAAGCATCTAATCCACTACTAGCAACTTTTAATCTTCTCCACATTAATTGTTCCATACTAGCACCTAATCTAGTTAATTCCAATTCTTCATCATCTAATTCTTCTTTAGTAAGTATTTTATTATTATGTTTTGCTTTATATATTTCGACACTATTTACATAATCTTTTTTGAATAATGTACTACCATCAATCCAATTAAAGAAGAATGATTTATAAGAATTTTCATTGTTTTTTGCTTGGAAATATAGATCATGGAAATAGTTTAAACCATTTGCGGTGGACTCAATTATTAATTTTCCATCGGGTGCAAGTGCTTGAGTAATACTATTTAATTGTTTCTTAGACATTTTCCAAAATGCAAATTCTGATAAATGTACTAAATGCAATGTATCACCTCTTGCTACATCTTTATTACCTGCACATACACAAGTAATCTTACTACCATTTGTCATTTTAATTTCCTGTCTATTGTTAGCAATTGTTCGAGGTCTGAGCCAATCAGGTAGTGAATTAAACTGCTGCTTTAATTTATCAAAAATAGTATTGCAACTCTTCTGGTCATGACTAACCAATAAGCAACAACTATTAGGATATACAATACATTGTCTTATAGATAAAGCAACTGTACATACAGATAGTCCTAATTGCCTACTTTTAAGTACAATATTAAATTTATTTAATCCTTCAACAAATTCTTTTTGCTCTGGTGTAAATATAAAAGGTACTAATTTTGTATCTTTATTAACTATTTTAATAAATGCTCCTATCCATTTAATTTCGTGTCCATCCTGCCACAAATATTTTAATTTCTTAGCATTTTCTATACTTAATGACATTAGTTATCACCCTGCAATCCAGGTATATTAATTCCACTAAGATATTCATTAACCTCATCTTCCCCATTTTTAAAGAAATCAGATTTAAAAAATTGTTCACACCATTTAGCAGAATTTACATCGCCCTTTTTTACTGCCTTATTATACATTGCATTATATATATCAAACATTTTCAAATTTTTAACTTGATTTAAATATGCTTTAATTGCTTCCTGTACATCTTCTCTCTCAAGCCAATCATTCATAGCAGTATCATATTCAACTTGTGTCATACCTTTTATCTCATCATTATAACTTTTTTCACTTCTATCTGAGTCCACATACCATTTAACAAAATAACATATTTTATTTACATTAGATTTTATTATTTTTTTTATATCATTATTTACAGTCTTTTTCATATGTATTAATTACTCCTTTCTTAAAAATCCAAATAATAATAAGGAGAGTATATTTCAACTCTCCTTATTGATTAATAACCATTTACATAACTACTAGTAAATTGCCTTACTCCAAAATTACCTAATTCTTTTACAAAACTTTCAACGTCTGTAACATTCGGCAACTCTACTTTATCAAATTTAAAAGTATTAGATACTTGTGTAGGTTGCTGATTACAATTATTCTTTATTAAATTATTCATAGGTATAGATTTCATTAAATTCGGCATTAAATCTGGAATATATTGATATGCATTAAGTGATTTATCTAAATCAACATCTCTTATTAATTTTGAAGCTTCTAAATATTTAGATGTATCATCTGAATTTAATACCATTTCTGGTTTACTTGGAGTTCCATCTACTATTGCAAGTCCAGTATAATCAATCTTTCCTCCATCTGCATATTTATATAAATCACCTGCATCATGAATAGGTAGATATCCTTTTCTTGCTAAATCTTCTTGATATAATCTATTAGTATCATATCTCGTTGAGCCAGGTCTTCGGCTAAATCCAGTACCAGGTAAAATTCTAATAGTTTCACCATATTGGACTTCCAAAATCTTAGCATCTGCACCTGTGGCATACTCAACTGGTCTTGTATCAACATCCCCAATTTTTGTTGGAGTATATGAACTAACTTGAATTCCTGCTGCTGCCTCTGCCTCCAATAATTTATTAAATGATTCTATTGCCTCTTGTACATGGTCATTTACAGTTACAACCACTCTACCCATGCCATCGTTAGTTACATCATAAATATTACCCATGCTTGCAATAACTGTATCTAAATTAGTATTTGCTCCAACTTCAATTGAATAACTTTCCTTAGTTTGAGCATCCTGTATTAACACTGTTTGTTTCTGAGTGCTTTGTTTTATATTTTTAGTGACATTTTGATTATATTTTTGAACATTTGCCAAATCATCATCTCTAGCTTTTTCTAATGCCTTTTTAGTATCATCTGCGGTCTGTCCATAAATTCTTCTTGCTCTTGACTGAGATATTTGATTGTTAAGTGAACTAGTTACTGCTTCTCCTCCTAATACCCAATCATCACCAGTTAAATTCACTTTAGAAGCATCAAAATCCTTAGAAGATATATCTATAAGATTATAATATGTACTATCAAGTAGTTGTTTAGCACTTTCATAATCTTTTCCACCAGCATAAACATTTCTTTTATCAATAATACCTTTATCTAAAGCATTATTTTCAATTTTATTTGCTGTATCATTTCTATCTTGTCCATATATACGAGTAGCACCATTTAGTACTAATCCAGGTGTACGATCTTGTGAACCTATTACTTTATCTCCTGCTTTTGTATGTAATTCAGACCATTCTTTTTCTGTCCATCTATCTGTAGGTATATATGTATAGGCATCACCGTAAATTGCCTTTGCATTTATTAGATCTTCTCCTGCCGCAAATACAAAATGCTTAGTTTCTTGATTTTCTTCTGACCAATTTGCCATCTTTTCATTTGTAGCATATCTATCTTGTCCCCATAATCTAGTTCCAGAACCGCCATTTTGATTTTCTGTAATTCCATAAGTAACACCTGCACCACCAAGAAGTAAATCATTATCTCCTAATTTAATTTTTTTACGTTGTTCATCTGTCATATGATCTTTGTCTATGTTCACATATGTAATTCCATCAGTACCAAACATTTGCTTTGCATTATCGATGTCAATTCCACTTCCATACACTACATGTTGTGTAACTGCTGGTGTTTGAGGATTAGTAATTCCTGTAATAGCATTTTGGACATTAGCAAAATTAGGATTCAATTTATTCATTTCGGCTATTTGTGCTTCAACATTTTCTGTTATAATATTTGTGATTTCAGGGAATGTACTACTGTATAAATTAGATATTTGTGATAAACTATTTTCTACGATTGTAGCAATATCTGTTTGACCTGTAGTGAATAGATTTCTTTGGTCATTAAAATTATTTTCAATATTAGTTTTTATACGTTCCATAGCTTCTTGTCGCATTGATACTTCTTCTTCTAGTTGTTCTTTTTCATCATTCAACGCATCTTGGTCATGTTTTTGTTTATTTTGTCTTTCCCAATCATTATTAGATTGCATTTTATCACGCATATCTTTTTCATCTTGATCAACAGTATCCTGATTAGCTACATATGTAAATTGCCAGTTACCATTTTTATCCTTAGTAAGTTCCTGTACATTTTTATTAGATTGGTCTTCCTGTAATTTAACTCTAGCTTCTTCTAAATCAAGTAAATTTTTATTCCTAGTTTCTTGTTCTTGAAGATTCTGTTCTTGTTTATCCATTAATTTAAGTTGTTCATCAATGGCATTTTCTCTAGCTTTAGCATTATCTTCAAATTCTTGTTGAGTCTTACCACCATATATAGCATTTTCAGCTATATCAAGAACTTGATTTTCAGTTAATTCTTCCGTTTTCTTAGCATTATCAATTTTATTTTTTTCTAACTCTGTTAATTTTCCTTGGGCATCATTAACTTTATCATTATATTCCGTCCATAATTCAGAACCTTTTTCAAATTCACTACGTAAATCTTGCCATAATTTAATTTGTTGTGTATAAAGATCAATCTGTTTCTGTAAATCATCATTAATCTGATTATAATAACCTATTTTTTTATCAAAATCTTCAATAGTTTCTCCATTTGCTTTTGAAGAATCAGTTTTATCATTTAATACATCAAGTTCATCATTAACAGATTTTATATCATCTACATATGATTTTAATTTATTTTCAAGATTTAATTCATCAATGCTATTATTTATAGAAGCTATTTCTTTTGAAGTAGCTAATAATTCATTATTTATTTTATTATATTCATCAATCAATACTTGTTTTGTAGTATCATTTTTTTCAGCATCAATTAATTCTTTTATTGCTTGTAATCTTTCTTCAGTTCTTGCTTTAATTTCTTCTTGCTGTTCTAATTCTTGTTTATTCAATTCTAGCTCATCTTGATAATTATTTTTATCTTTAGTATCTATTAAATCTAATTGTGCTTGAATTTCAGTTAATTGATCTTTATAGTGTTTAGTAGCATCAGTAAGAGCATTATCCTGCCATTCTGTGAATTCATCATGTAATTTATTAATGGTTTCTACTTCTTGTTCTTGAGTATCTAATAAATCTTGTTTCATTTTAGCAAGAGTAGCTTCGTCATAAACATTTTGTTTCTGTTGGTCTTTAATAAATGTTTCTTTTTTTGTTAACACACCATAAATATCATTTTCATCCTGCCATTCAGCTTTTGCATATTTATCAGCAGAAGTAAAATCAGTTTCCCTTAATAAATCGTATTGATTCTTATTATATTCCTGTAATTTAGTATAATTATCTATCTGTAATTTAAATTCATCTAATTGAGAATTATAAATTCTTGTATATGTATCAAAAACTTTACTTTGAGCATCTATTAACTGTTTTTGATAATCTGCTGTTTTAGAATTTAAATCATCCATTTCAGATAGTACATCAGTATCTCCACTAACATCTGCACTACTATTTGGAATGGATTTACTACCACTAGCATATGCAGATTTTTTACTTTCTACTGAATTAGCATATCCATAATTTCCTCCACCATATTCACCAGTGTTATAAAGAGCTACACCTTTTTCTTCACCATACTTATTAATTAATCCAGCGAGATATTGAGTTCCTGCCATTACATTCTTTAACGGATCTGTTCTTTGATCTCTTGGTAATCCCATAGATTCTGCTGTTTCTGGTTCAAGTTGCATTAATCCTACAGCACCACCAGTTTTCTGGTCAGCTTCCCATGAACTTTCTTGTTCTATTACTGCTGCTATAAGGTTAGGATCTACACCATATTTGCTACCTGCTGCATCTACAATTTCTTTATATGTCATTTCACTTGGTACAGAAGATTCACTACTAGAACCTCCTGAAACAATTCGTCTAGCACCACTATATCCATCTGCATTAGCTACATCATCTAAAGATTCTACTTTTACGTCACTTCCAGAATGTGTTGCCGCTACAATATCTCCGCCTCCAGTATAAATTGCGACATGTCCAGGAGAACTACCTTCAAAAAATACTAAATCTCCAGGTTGTAAATTATCTTTATCTACTGGTGTTCCTACTGTAAATTGTTCTTCTGATGTTCTAGGAAGTGATATACCAAGTTGTGAGTATACATATTGAACTAATCCTGAACAATCAAAACCTGAAGGATCTGCACCACCTCGAACATAAGGTACGCCTTGATATTGTTCTGCTAATTGTGCTACCTCTTCGCCTAATTGAGAACCTGCTCCACTAGCATATCCTCCTAATGCTCCCATACTAGAATTATTTAAATTTATTCCTTTTTGTAAAAAACCTTCTTTTTGCTTTAATATATCTATTTCTTCTCTTAATCCTTGACGATATTTTTCCGATGTTTCATCCATATGTTTCAAATTATCTTCTAATTTATATTCAATATTGTCAAGATTTTTTAATTCTGTTTCATATTCTTTAGTTGCTTCTTTTACTTTATCTATTATTGCTTTCTGTGCTTTCTGTGCTTCTGTATTTTTCTTAGTAGATGAAGTTGCTCCGTCTTCGCTAGGAGTATATCCATTATTGTTTTCATCTGTTAATGCTTGTGTTGATGAAGTAGTATCACTCATGGCTTTATTATAAGTATTATCAATATTATTTATATAAGCTTGTATATCATTAGCTTTCTGTTTACTATTTTTAGCAAAACCCTGAGCCATCTTTCTTGTAGAATCTGGTAATTCAGACATATTAGCAACACCAGTCCAAGCATTAGCTTCATCATTTAATATTTGAACTCTTGCTTTAGCTTGTTCGTATGTAACAGTAGTTTCTCCAATTTGCACTTGTTCATTAGATTTCGCAGCATCTAATTTAATTTGCTTTAATTTATCTACGGAGACTCCTTCATCACCTAATATAGATATTTCTGCATTTAATAAACCATTATTTTTTATAGTTACATTACCATCTTTATCTTTTACTGTTGTTAATCCAGAAACATTATTACTTAAAGTTTGTGCTAAATCACTCATTTGTTGTTGTTGATCTATGCTAGGTTTCTGTATTTGAGCTAAATTGTTATATTCATTTCCTAATTTTATAATTTCATCTTTGTGGTCTATTTCAGCTTGAGTAGTATCTTTAATTTTATCTACCACACCATTTGTTTCTATTCTACTTTCTGCAACAGTTAAAGCCATTACCTCTCCAGTGGTTTTATTAAAAGCTACTCCTGCATCAGATAATACTTGTTCCTGCTCTTTTATTTTTTTATTTACATCATCTAACTTACTAGCATTCATATTTTTTATTGGAGCATCTACCCTTGGATCTCCTATATTAGGAGAACTATTCATTTGTTTTTGTAATTCATTTCTTTGTTTAATTAAATTTTGTAACTGTTCCTGTGAAGATTTTAAATTTTTAGAAGATGAACTTATACTAGCACTATCATTATCCTTCATCGCTTGAGTTAACGTAACATAAGAATCTCTTAAACCATCCGTTTGTTCTTTTAATTCTTTTTGATGTTCTACATGCTTTATTATTACTGCTGTGGCTACTCCTAAAGCTGCAATTGTCAATGTTAATGGATTAGTAAGTAATGCTACTGTTACGCCTTTTATAGAAGTTGCCAATATATTGAATGTATCTGCTAATCCAGCTACTACTCCTGCTTTACTAGCTACAATCATAAAATTACTTAATACTATTCCTATTTGTGTAAATAATCCTGTAATAGCTTTTCCTTTAGTTATTATTAATACCATACTTGCTGCTAATCCTGCTAATGCAACACCAGAACCTTTACTCGTAGTTGCTAATGTATCCAATGTTTTTATAAAACCTGTTAAAGCATTTAAACCCTTATTTATAGATTCACTAGAAATCATTGATTGATATAAACCAGTTAAACTATTTTTAAAATCATTAATTCTTGCTTGTGTACTTTTAGCAAATACTTTTTCATATTGTTTTTCTGCATAACCTGAAGCATTACCTAAATCTTTCATCATTCCATTAACTTTGTCCATATTATTCATTAACACTTGGAAATCTTCAGCATGTGTCGTTCCCGCCATGGCTTTTGATATGGCAGCCCTAGACACCTCATCGAGTTTTCCCCACTTCTTAGTTAGATCATCTATAACCGTTTCATATGATTTAAAAGTTTTAGAATCAGACCTTAAATTTATATCAGCATATTTATGTAAATCCCTCTCAACGTTTGATAAATCTTGATTTTCAGCATCAAATTTTTGTCCACCTTTTACATTTTGATATCGTGCAAATTGTGCAACAAAAGATTGACCTATACTACTTGCATTTCTTCTACTAACACTAGATACTGTACTTATATAGCTTAACAGATGATTAAAATCTACTTTTACAGATTGTGCCATATTACTTGATCCCTGCATTGCTGTTGCTATTTCCTTAAAACTGGTAGCACTTTCATTATCTGCAACGGTGAGTTTTGAAACTACATCATTTAATTCTTTTGCATTAGACGTATTCATCCTAAATCCATTAGAAATAGCTATTAATTGATCTGCTACATCCTTTGCGTCTTGACCACTTAATGCTGCCCCTATATTGGTAGCTTTTATTAGTCCCATAGATTCTTGTACACTATGACCTGCTCTAAGGAAATTCTCAGCACTTGATAACACTTGACTTTGGGTAACATGAAGCTGATTTGCTAAATCTGTATATTGCTTAGTAAGTCCTTTAACTTGATCTTGATTCATTCCAGTTACCATCTGCAAATTTGCCTGTGATTTATTTACACTATTAACGTTGTCGATAGCATCTTTGATTTTGTTAATTGCTTCATAAGCAAGCCCTGCTCCCGTTGCGTAGAGTGCAAGATTCTTAACCGCATTACCTATACTAGAACTAAAAGAACTATTTTTTGAACTTGCATTTTGTAGTCCAGTAGCAATATTATACAAAGAGCTTGTGTCCTCATCTATCGTCATTTTATGTTTACTAATTACACCATTACCTTCATTAACGCTATAAGTAACCGTCTTAACCTTATTTCCTAAAGAATCCATACTTTCTTTTATATTATCTATACTAGCTTTAGCACTTACTGTCTTTTGAATAAATTCTTCTATGTCTTGTAAACTAGAACCCATATTTATTCCTGTACCACTAAAAGTACCTGCATTAGAGCCAAATCCTTTTACTCTTTGAACTTCATTTGCTAATTGTTTTAATTTTTCTATTTCTTGGGAAATAGCATTGCTATCTCCTTTTAAATCGTTTGACTTATATAAACTTTGTAATGCTTCTTTTATTTGATTTATTTTGCTAGTAGGTATAATATTACCAAATTTATTTTTTAATCCATCTACAGCATTTTCTTGTTGTTTTATAGTATTTGTAACTTCTAATATAGAATTCTTTTCTCTGCCAAAATTGTTTATTCTCTCTTTAATATCATTGGTTTCCTCTGTAGTAAGTGCTTTTCCTTCCTTTTTATATGTATTTAATTCCTCTATTAATTTTCCATATGTAACTTCTAGTTCAAGATACTGTGTACTGCCAGTATCTAATTTACCATTATATCCACTTCTTGTATTATTTAATTTATTTTTCTGAACAGTAACAAAATTACTTAATTGTTCCTGTTGTTTTAATTCAGTAGTATATTGTTTCTGTTGATTTAATAAATCGTTATATGTATTTTTTATTTCATTAGCTTTTTCCTTAAAATTAGTTGTATTTAAAGAATCTAATTGCTTTTGGAATTCACCTATAGAACTTTCTTTAACATTGCCATTGCCTTGTAAATCTCTAATAGCATCATTATATTTATTTTTAAAGTTTTCTACCTTATCTATTACTTTATCAATATCATTAATTTGTTTAATATTATCCACCTTAAATGATATTGGAGTCATATTATTCTGTCCATCCACAAAGTCTTTAGCATTATATTTTACTTTATCTATAAGTCCATTGACCTGCTCCAATTGAATAGTAAAGTCTTTCAACATACCATTACCATCAAAATTAATAGAACTAAAGCTTGCATTACCTAAATTCTTATATGCATTTGCTATATCTTCAAAACTACCCTTGATATTAGCCAATTCTTCTTGACTTTTGGTTGTATTTATTTGTATATCTATTGGAGTTGAAGCTTTTTCTTGCATATTCTTAATCCCTGAGATCATAGAATCCAATTGACTAAGTACACTATCTTTATTTATAGAAATATTTACGCTATTCTCTGTAACTTTATTTTTCATTTCTTCAATTTGTCGAATCATTTGGTTTAAATTTTCTTGATTCCAACCTATTTTTAATCCATCTGCCATATATTATTTACTCCTTTCTAATTTTTTGTATAAAAAAAAGAACCTATATTTCTATAAGTTCTTTAACTAACTTCTTATAAACTTAATTTACTGACCACTCACTACTAATATCGCCAATGTCGTATTTGTCTTTATCCATCTGATCTTTCCAACCTTTTACTTTCTTAATATAACTTAACATTTTTATTCTTGCACTGTTTTCATTCATATAAAAAACATACATATGTTTCTTTAAAAAATTATTTAACTCAATATTAGTATATTGTTCTGTATTCTTGTTTTGTAATTCCATCACTTGTTTATTATATAATTCATTATTAATATAAAATTTATATTGACTGTGCTTTAATAAACCATTCAATATACCTATAAAATTATATACACTATCATAATCATTACATACATTTAATTCTGAAAACAAATTATATTCATCATATTGTACATTACCATAAAAGATAGAATAAAATTGTCTAGTAAAATTCTTTAATGACACCTCTAAAAATACTGCTGCAAATTGTTTATATTCATATGAAAATATAACGTAATTATTATTAATCCCTTTTAATATTATTTTATATTGTAGAAATACTTTTTCTATATCTTTTTTAAATCTTTTAATAAAATCAATATGATATACGTACGGAGCAACTTCCTTCTTTATTTCACCAGTTCTTTGTATGTACTCTAAAGTTGTATTCAATTTACTTTTTAATAAAAAATCAGCAATTTTTCTAGTACAAACATACTTATCATCTTTATGCGTATTATAGAACTGCTCACATTTCTTATAGAAATAATTAAATTCATTAACCCATTTTTTAAAAGTATTTACTTGTTTTTGAGGAATTTTACCATTTATATAAGAATTATAAATTCGCTTACTTAGTTTTAATATATTTGAAAACTCAATATCATAATTTTTAGGAAATAATATATCAAATTTCTCATATTTATGTTTCCAAATTAGGAATATAGATTTTCCATCAGGACATATACTATTAAAATATATAATTCTCTTCAATTTTTGAGGACTTGTTTTAGCATATTTAGCATATTGATCTACTGGAATGCCACTTAGTTTATCTTCTAAATTATCAAATCTATGAATACATCTTGTCCCAACTAATAACTCATTATGATTCGACTTGTTTCTTATAGTGAATTTTTCTTCTGATTTTCGATTTCCACATAACTGACAAGGCTCTTTTATTATTCCGTTATACCTTGTAGGTTTCCATTCAGTAGACATATTATTTTCTATTTCCTCTATAGCATCTCTAGTTTTAATTAATTGAAAAACTTCAAAATCTATATCTTTTATCTTTTGTAGATCTTTTTCTCTTATACTTTTGTCAAAACATTTTAATACTCTTTTTAAATTCCCTTTTTCATCACAAATGCTACTGTTCATAATTAAAATTCTCTCTTGCATAGTCATAACTACTTTATTATTCGCAATAGAATGCAACAAACACCATCTCCTCTAAACTTATATATTATTATACCACAAAATATAGTATATTAGGTACATACTTCTACCACATATAGTGATGATGTTCATTGATTTAAAAATACAATGCCATCAAATTCCATAACAAATATTATTTAATTCAAAACATATTGAACTTGGTCTTTATCTAATGTTGCAGTTGTACCATCCATATATGTTATATCAATTTGATTTATTTGAGCTTTAACAATTGTACTATTATACCATGCATTTTCCCATAATTTTTCATATCCCCATGTTTGACCTGGATTAATCGGCCCTGTAGCTTGCCCTTTAAAACTTGGTTCATGTCTTATAGTACATTCTTGTGGATCTCCAACTGCATTATATGGTACAACTTCAAATTTTGCATATTTTACAACTTTATTTGAGGTATTTGTCCAAACTATGTGTAAATCAACACCACTAGCAGTATTAGGTTCACTTGTATATATACTTGTTACATGAATTATACTTCTTGCATTATTTATAGCATCCTGTTTATCTTTTTGCTGCAATTGTGATTCATATTGACTTTTTAACTGTTTGGCTTGTGATTCCAATTCATTAACCTTTTTATTATCTGAGTTAATTTCCATAACTTGAGCCATACAATTAATTGCATCTTGGTATTCTGCTTTATTTGCTGAATCTTTTGCTTTGACTATTTGATCATTAATATATAAAGTTGCACTTTCATCAGCTTTAGTTTTAGCTTTATCATATCTTTTTTTATCTTCTGATATTACTTCTTTGAAACTATTATAAGCATTTAAATAATCTTTTTTATTAAAAAGACTCACTCCATTATTAAAGTTATCATATGAAGATTTCATATCATCACACAATTTTATCTTCTTTTTAATATCATTGCTATCCTTATATTTTAAAGCAGCTTGATAATATCCTTTAGCTTTAATAAATTGATCTGATTTATAATAGCTTTCAGCTTGTGTAATATTATTATCGAAGTTTCTATTATCAGCATATACTTTATATTGATAACCTCCAAATACTGCAATAAAAATTATAATAACTACTGCAAAAATTAAAATCTTATGCCTTTTTAAAAGCATATTAATTTTCTCCATATTAATAAAATCCCCCTTCTGGTTCTATATATTATTTAAAAACTTCATAAGGTGCATACCAATCTTGTCCGTTAGAATCCTCTATTTCTACCACAATACCCAATTTAACTATTGTTATATTAGATCCTTTAGGAATAACCTTTGCTTCTCCTTTATTCTCCATATTTTCAATCGCTTGCTCATTTTTATTTTGTAAATAATTAATCATTTTATCTACATTATCTTTTGACGAACATACTGAAGCATCCTCTGATAATGTGATTTCTTCACCTTCTTTAAAATCTGTGGACTTATTAGTTGTTGCACTATTGTCAGGTTTAGAAGTACTATCATTATCTTGTTGTGTACTGTTATTATCAGTTTGTGTACCTATTTGAGAGGTACTATCATTATCTTGATTAGTACTTGTACTACTATTATCATTTTGAGTATCCACTTGAGATGTAGATATAGTGTCTTTACTAGATTGTAATTTATGAGCAATTACTGGTGCAAATGCTGTACCTATAATAATTAATATTATTACGATATAAGCTTTATTAGTTCTTTTCATAAAATATAATCCCCCTCATATATTTATGTCTATTCACAATTTATTCATATATTATTAGTATTCTACAAATTTACGACTAAATCCTTCTAAAACATATGATTACATACAATTTTTACTTAAAATGTTTTTGAATTATCTTTTTGGTATTTATGATATTAATAAATTTATCCTTTTTAAAAATCCAACTCTCAATTTATTAACTCTTTATGAAAGTGGAACGCCTTACTTGGCGTGGAAACTTGAATAAAGATTAATAAATTGAAAAAGGTCTTTGACTATAAACTTAATATGTAAGAGGTTCGGGACTTTTGCAAGTCCCTCATAAATTTGATATGGGTTTGCTTAGTCGCAACCCAATCAAATTTAGTGTTTATTAGATTTTTTGATTTATTAGAATATCAAAAGTTGGCACTTTTTTAAAACTCTATATAGTATATTATTTTTATTTATATAAGGTTTTGAAAAAGTGCCAACTTTTTTATAATTTTAAGTAATCTCTTATATCTTTCGTCTTTAGATCCAATAACATATTACATATATAATTAGCATACTGCATATAATTTTCATTTAATCTTTCTAGCACAAACTCTTCCCAAAATGGACTAGGTTGTCCAATATAAGGATTACCTTCTACATATTTATCTTTTCTTTTTTGCATTTTCATAAGAGTTCTTTCTTTAAATAATTTATTTAATTCTTCTCTTAACTGTTGAATATCATGTTTTTCATCTGGTATATTATCTTTATTTATAGTTATCTTATATCCAATATAAAGCACATCTAAATTATCTATTTTATCCATTGCTAAATTATTTATTTTATCATAATATCTTTTCCTTAATTTATCATTATACTGTAGTTTGTTTTTGTTATCTATTTGCATATCTTTTAATACTTGCTGTTCTATATTTTCGATAATTTGAATTTCTTCCTCTGTTGCTCTTCTAACTTCATATTGATAAGAAAGTAAATAAGTTTCTTCAAAAATAATATATTTTAAAGAATATAATCTTTGTAAAGATTTTCTAATAATATCTTTTAATGAACCTTTGCAAAAACTAAAAAAATCAAAACCTGCTGTTGAATTTAATTCTGTATCTTTAGTAGAATATTTAAAAAAATTATGTTTATTACTAAATGCAGAACTATAATTTCTATTAATCAATCCTGCTTGTACTGCTAATTGATTTGTAGTTTTATATATTATTGCATTACTTGTATTTTTAAAATAATCAGATAATATTATATCTACAGAACCACCATAAATACAATTATTTCTACTGTTTTTATTTTTACCACTATGCCCTTTTCTATTATCAATTTTTTCTTTTGGAGTATCATATATTTCATCAATAATAAATTTATTACCAATTTTATGATATTTAAAATATCTACTCCAATCTTGCAATTGTAATTTTTTTGATTTACCATTTTTAATTTTTTCTTCTAATATTATACATAATACTTTATAATTCTTATATTCTTTATTTAATTCTAATTTGCTTGTATTCATATTTTTTATCCTTTCTAATTTGCTTTAAATTCTTTTTTTAACATCAATAATTTATGTAATGCCAAATCAAATTTATCATTTTTTTCAAAACTATATACCAATCTCCCTGTATCATCTGTAAATTTATAAAATCTCAATCCTAAAAAACTCAATGCCATTGCTAAATATTTATTGTCTATATTTGTATATTTTTTACTTTCTTTCATTATAATTCCTCCTACTATACTCATTTAATTAAAAAAGATACACAATTTTCATGTGTATCTTCTAATCTAAATTTAATAACTAATTTTTACATAAGTTCTTTGTGTCCATGCTTTAGTAAAGATTTGTTTTCCTTCTGCTTCTAGTTGTTTTTTAATTCTCTTATATCCATCGTAATGTAATCCTATGTTTTCATATGTATGTACCAATTCAAACTTATTTTTTGGTAAAATAAAAGGCATGTTAAATATTTCTTCTAAAGACTTTAAATCAATCTTAGTTTCTAACACACCATTTTCTATGTATATTTTTTCATGTAAGTTATATTTTTTTATTAGATCATAAAATTCTTCTTGACTATGTTCTTCACATAATGCATAGAGTTCTGGTAACTCTAGTATGTCCACTAAATAATATTTGCAATTATTTTTATTAAATGAATACATTTTAAAAGTTGTATCTACTGCCAAAAGTATCATCATTGCTTCCTCACTTAACATACTAATATCTAAGTTATAATAGCTAATTATTTGCAGCAAAGTCGAACCTGCATATTTTGCAGTATAGTTATTTAGATTTATTTTTTCTATATTATTGATATTAGATGCATTAAGATTATTCTTACTACAAGTACAATGATTTCCCCATACTCTATATCCAGGTTTAACTATATCCATATCAACTCCTACCAGTATAGTTCCATCATAAATATAATTATCACCTTGATATAGTCCATCAAAATCATAATAGTGTGTAACTTTATAACCTAATATTTTTTCCAGTAAAAGACAACTAAAAAATGAGTCCAAATCATCACTCATTGTCATATAATATTTCTTTCCATCTCGTGTCCACTCAGGGTATTTTTGTTTGTATTCTTTATCCATATATTTGTTGGGAATTTAAAACTTAATTCTCCAACTCTTCTACTACATTTACTTATTTTATATCACTACTTTAATCTTTTATTCAATAATATACCCATTGTATTAATAGGTTTTTAACACTCTAATTCTCTCCATAATAAGAAGAATTAGAGTTTATGGTTTGTTGTTTCCCATTATTTCACACCTTTCTATTTTTTAGCATTTTTAAGTTTTCTGTTAGTATTAATTTTTATTTTTAATTTATGCTCTTCAGATTTTGTATGTTTTTTATGCTGAGAGTCTTTTATTATTTCATTACTTTTTTTCTTAAATTCTTTCATCATCAAATTAAATTTTTCTTCCTTACTTATTGGCTTTTTTACTTGAGTTTTTATCTGTTTCATGTCCCTGAATTTCTTCAATCTTTTCAACCTTCTCTTTATCCTTATTATCTTGTTCAACTTCTTTGACATCATCTAATATTGCAGTAGTATCTTCTTTTTGCTTTTTCTTTGCTGTAGATACCGCATAAATAGCATTTATATATTTTTCATACTGTTCATGTGAAAAAGTATGTTTCCTATTTTCAATCTGAGATATATAATTTTTTGAAACTCCCATATAATCTCCAATATCCTTCTGTGACAAATTATGTAATTGGCGTAAAAATTTCATTCTTTCTGGTGATAACATTTATTTTATTCCTCACTTTCTATTACTTTACTTATTCTATATAATATTTGATTATTTTTTTGAAACTGTATGTTGTCTTGATTTATTTGCTTGTATAATTTTTGTATCATGTCTTCTTGTTTTTGTATTAAATTTACATAGCCATCTACAATTTGTTGTACTTCTTCTCTTGTAAATAAATCTTTTTTCATACAAAACGCTCCTTAATTAATTGATTTATGTTAACAAAATCACTAAAAAAAGTAAGAACCTACACTAAATAAGAGTAAATAATAAAAATAAGGTAAAAATATATAATATACTTTACCCTGTTCCTGTTATTTATTCTTATTTAACATAAATTCTTACTTCTTAAATATGTATAAATTAATTATGCTATGGTCTTTTTAAGCATAATTATTCCATCTGTAAGCATTTTAACTGCGTACATATACGAACCCACAATATCAGAACAATGAAGTTTTTCTTCACGTTCTTCTACTATGTTTATTGCCTTCTTTTCCTTATAACCAAGTGCATCTTTCTTTATAATGAATGATTTACACTCATTTGTAGTAGAATCAAAAGTACCATGATTACTATGAAAAACTGGTATTCCCCTAAAATAACCAATCATACCATTTCTAACTATACCATTTCCTGTCTGTGTAAATGTTTTATTCACATCAACAAATTCATCCATTGAATAGAAAGAACTATCTATTCTACTATTTACAACAATTCCTGCCATATCATCCACATCAGCATCATCACCATAATTAGCTAATGCAGTATCTAATTCTGCTGCTGTTATAGCTGTCGCACTTGCTGTAGCAGTTTTAAGATCTGTAGTTGAAGCTTCTGTGCATAAATCTGTATCTAATGCCCTCGCAAATACTACAGCTTGTTGGCTTGAAGCTTCTTCTAACTGATTACCAATTTCGGTAACACTATCATAGTCATAGCATCTAACAATTTTATCAATGAATTTAATTTTTGCAGTAGAATCATCCTGATCTAATGTTTCTATTGCAGATTGAGTACCTTTAACAACTTCTGTTGCATCTCCTATTATTTTCCATTTAGGAAAATGTATTGTATCTCCCTGTTGTGCAAATTCTGGTAAATCACCTATAGGTGTTGCAAGTAAAGCAACCCTTATTTTACCTAAAAATTTTTCTCTTACTATTTGGCTATATACTTGAGGTATTATAAGTGTCATAAAATATCATTTCCTTTCTTATTTAAAATTTTGATTATAATAAAAAAGCCACCTATCTTTTATAGATAAGTAACTTTTTATTTGCTTAATTTTTCGTATAATTCCTGATTTGTTTTGAATAAATTCATTCTGTCCATTAGTCCCATCTTTTGGAACTGTTCTTTAGTAATACTATCTTCTTTAGATTTATGGCTATCTGGTTTGAAGCCATTTTGAATTTGAGCATTATTGAATAATTCTTTTATTTCTGCCATAGAAGTTTCTAAATCCTCTGCACCTACTAAATATTTGCTTAGTTGTTTTGGTAGCCCCCTCTCTTCTAATTTATTGGAAATATTCATAACCTTCTCTTTCTGAGCAACTTCTTTTTCCTTGTCTTCCAACACTTTAAGACGTTTTTCCATTTCAATTTCACCATCAGATTTCTCTACTGGCTTGTACTTATTCAATTCGTCTGTAGCATCCTTTAATTTCTTACTATACTCAGTTCTTACTTTATCAGTTTCAGATTGAATACTTTTATTTAAGTCTTCTTGAGATACATAGTCCTTAAATCCTTCTTTAGCTTTTGAAACCTCTCCTGTAACATATTCTGTTATTTTTGCAGATTGTTCATCTGATAAACCTAATTCTTTAAAATCCATATTATTATCCATCCTTTCAAGTTCTTTGATATAAACCCTTATACAAGTTTTTATATCAAGCCCTTATTTATTTTAAATTTTTATTATTTACAATATCTGATTCTTGCTATATTAACCTTTTCTAGTAAATCGTATCCTTTTAAATTGCCATTCTTTATAGCCCACCTTGCTAATTTTTCAGCTTCATTCAAAGAAATTAAATCTTCTCCATTTATATGCTTAGTTTTAATCTCTAACTCATTATCATTGTTATCAATAAAAATTGCTTTATCTCCTTCAAAACTATATACACCATTATATTTTGCCATATTACATTTCTCCTTCATTATTCTTTTTTCTATCTAGGATTGATTGTAATTTAGCTAATTCTAATAATAAGTCATGTTTCTTTTTGGTGTCCTTTTCTTCAGAATATAATTGTTCTATTTTTGCTAATTTTTCTTCATCTGTAAGTTTTGCTTCCTCAACCTTATCTTTTAATTCTTTTGGAAGACTCTCGATACTTTTATTAATTTCATCATTTACCTTACTTATATCTTGCTTAAATTTATTTACCCTCTGGACTAAATTTATAAATTCATTATTAATCTGGTCAATAAAATTTATAAATAAATTATTTGGTGGCAAACTTAATAATGCTTTAAAATCCTGAAGTGATATATCCATTTCTACATTTGTAATTATGGGAATTACCTTATAAGTCAACTCATCATATTCAATTGCTTTTCTATTAATTGCAGCACTTACTTTATTCAGTATCTCCTTATTTAAAGCATGAAATTTAATTTTACCTTCTAGTGCTGTTGGTTCTACTATTTTGGATTGTTCCTTGCCTGATTCATCAACATAAAATTGTAGTTCCCTATCCTTGTTAAAATCACTTATTTTCAAAATTATTCCTCTCCTTCTCTGTTATTCATTTCATCTGAAATCTCTTGCAATTTTGATTGAATATTTTCGGCTTTTGCTGCGGCTTCAAGTATATTGTCTTGACAATGTTTAGCATCAAAAATATCTCTTATCATCTTATTTTGTTCATTACAAACATTATTTAGTTCATTAATAAAGTATTTTTGATTTTCAATTATGTCAAAATATAAATCCAGTTGGCTTTCAGTATACTTTTTCTTAAAAATATAATCATATAATTCATCTGTCGGCTTCTTTTTTAATTCTTCTTCTCTTGCTTTTCTTTTTTCTTCTAACTTCAAAATGTTCACTCTCCTTTTAATAATTTAATATAAATTTTGCTAATTTTTTAAATTTGCTTTTACCTATTTTCCTATTATCAGTAACTAAATGTGCGATATCAAATCTAGTTACCCCTTCTCCAGATTTATCAGCCATAAACTGATATGTAACACCTTTTTCTTTTTTCAAGTAAATTATTTTTTGTCTTATCATATCAATTATCTCATCATTCATCCTTCCTCTCTCCCTTGTGCTTAATTTTATTTATTAATATAGTAATATCAACCGTTCTAGCATTTTATTTAATTAATTTTAGCTTATTTTGTGCTAAAAAGAAAAAAGGAGAGTAAGTAATAAATGCTTACCCTCACTTCTTGTAATCAAAATTAAAGTATCATCATTTAATTATCATGATACTTACAACGTATAAATTCCCGTTGCCCAGTTAATTTCTCATTTGTTTTCGAGGAAGGGGGACTTGAACCCCTTGAAATTAACAAAGTTACCAATAAAATATGTCAATCATATAACACAATAAATTTAAAAATTGTTTTATAAACACTTGACATTATACATTAATAAAATGTATAATGTCGGTGAGATAGGGTGTACCTATCTTTTTCCTATAGTAAAATTTACAAGTGTATCATAAAATCATTATTATTAAATGACTTTATATGTTTTTACACATCAATTTATTTTAGGGTTCTTATTTAAATCTACTTCTGCATTCATTAATGTCTGTATATTTTTTGCTATTTCCATTTTTACTGAACTTATCTTTTTTAAATTCACAAATAATTTTTGAATAATCCTTACTAGGTTCTATAGTAACAATGTCTTCATGTTTTGTTATAACTTTTTTCAATATATTAGGGTATTTTCTAGCATCAATATCTGCTAACTTACACATATGTGTTTTAGTAATTGCATCTTTTTTATTTTTCTCGATTTCAAATTTAAAATTTCCTTTAAAAACCTTATTAAATTTACTTATAATATATAATGCTTTAAGAAGGTTTCTTTCATCTTTATTCCCTATATTTTTGAAAACATCTAATTCACTATCAAAAATTTCTACTTGTTTATCTTTTTCTTCATTCTTAAATATACTAATATAAATTTTATTCTTTTTATTATTGATCTTCTTAAGTTTTGATATTTTCTCTCTTCTATCTTCGTAAGTTAATTTAGATTTTTTTACTATAAGAGATTTTCCTTTTATCCTGCAAGATAGTTCACTACCAAAACAATTCCATAATAAAGACTTATCTAATTTATTAAAATCTTTATCTCTGTAAAAAGCAAATACAATAAAATCAAGTAACTTTTCTTTAATCAATTTTAATTCTTTATGTTCTAAAATATTCATCAGTTCCATCTTTGCATAAGTATAAAATATTTTATATCTATCATCATGTTCTTGTTTTATATCACTACTACAAAATATATTATTATTTTCCTGACTGTTATACTTAGATATTTCATCATATTCTTTCTTTAAATCTTTTAGCAAAGGTTTTATATATTTTGTGTATGACACGCTATTATCATATTTCTTATCTTTAAATTGCTCTGTATTTTTCTCACTATAGAAACAAGTAATATCTTCTGCTTTTTCTTCAAGCTGTTCTTCTTTATTCTTTTTTAATTCATCATCTATATTAGCTATTTCCTTTTCCATATAGTGACATAATCTATTCATTACACAATTGGTATCAGAAAATATAAACTTCTTATCTTCACCATACAGCTCTCTATTTTCATTCATTATTTTTTCTCTACTAACTTCATGGTTGTATATATATCTTTGAAAATATGGCTTTTGAATATCTTTTAAATATTCTTCAATTTCACAAGGGATAGTTGCAGCTTTACCAGTTTTCGCAAAATCTATTATTTTACTGCATACGACACTCATAATTTTAATATATCTTCTTACTTTAATTTTTTCATCATCATCTTTAGGAACTACACTCCATAACTTAGTTATTTTATTTACGGCTTTTCCTATATTATTGCTCATGCCCCTAATATCTGTATCTATTATTTCATCCATATCAGTTATTTTATGCATCTTATTGTCATCATTTTCTTGATCTTTTAATGATATTGGGACTATAGTATTTGTTTTTTGCTCTACTGAACATCTTACAAGAGTCTGGTCATTTGTACTAAGTACATGGTCGTTATCATAGTCAGCTCCCCCAATATGTAAAGCTAAACTATCATACATAGAAGTAACTATTCCTTCAGTCATATATTTATAATAATCATTAGGTTGATTTACAACGGTAACTGGAAAATGTTCATTGCTAACATGAGGAAACCTTATAACATCAATCTTCATATTTAATTCTTTAATTTTTCCATCTCTTAATTTTCTAAGTTTTTCTTTCATTGATAAATACTTATTGTAATCATATCCACATTTCATATTTTCTTTTTTACTATTTAATTTTTTAGCAAAGAAATTTATATATTCATCAACCCAATATTCCGAATATACTGTATTAGCTTTTAATCCACCTGTAACTTTTAATCCAAAAGCATATTGTGCTAGTGCAAATACATCTGGTATTAAAGTTTGATAATTACCTGGTACAAAAATACATCCTTTAAGTGTTCTTTTTTTAAAACCTTTTATATCATCCTTAATTTTTTGTTGGATATAATCATCATAAAATAAATCTTTGTTTTCATTTAATGCCTTATAATATGGAGGTATCCTTTTCTGACATATAAGTTCCCCTATTTCATTTTCTTGAGAATTAATTACACCTCTATACTTTAAAAATTCATTTACATCCGTACTTATTTTTTTAATCTTTTTAACTGTTCTACTGCACAAATTTTTAATATCATTATCTGATAATTCTAATGATTGAATTGGTTGATAACTCAATAAAGCTTCATGCTTTAAATTTTTTTCTGAATATTTAGATATATTAAATGTCCTTTTATATCCATGTAATTCCTTGTAAAAATTATCTTCCCATGTTTTAAAAGCTTTTTCTTCACCAAAATTTGCTTTATATTGCTTATAAAATTTAAATTGGCTTTTAGTCAGAATCATATTAATGTTATCTTTGAATAAATCCCATGTTTGTCCAAATACATCTTTAATTTCGCTTTTAAATTCCTTTGCAAACTTCTTTAAGTCAAAGGTATATACATCTCCTTTAATCCCTGGGATGGCTCTAAATTGCCAACTAGAAGGCAAGTAATCAAGTCCTATATCTTTCTTCCATTGTTCAGCTAAACTTACATCAACCAGTCCTGCACCATCAAAAGGAGTTATTTCAATCTTACTTTTTTCAGTACCTTCTTCAATTTCATAATTATCCTTATCCTTTTTACTTACTTTTTCTTTTTCCTTAACATAATCAAAAACTTCTTCTATTTTTCTTGTATAATCATCTATGACAACAAAATTGGGAGTTGTAACTGGTATACTATCCGTAGAAGCCATAGCATAGTAAGAATTATATTTACTAAATGCAGGATGTTCCATATCTTCTGGAAGACCACACAATAGAATTTCATTCGTCTTATCAAATAATTTTTCTCTTATAAATACTACTTTCTTATTCCTAACATTGCCCGAACTAGCCATTAATCTTTTAAATAATTCATTTTTATATTCTATATTTATATTATATTTGTATTTTTCTAAAGATTTATTGCTTATATGATTAAAGTCTTTGCTGCTAATTTTGCTATTAAATTTTTTATAATTTAGCTTTGGCTTTCGTGTAAATATTATATTAACCAATCCATAATTAGATTTTATAATATCTCTATATTTATCAATATTAACTGACATAGTAATTAGATCTTTAACATAAGTAAATCCATTCAAATCTTCACTATTTCTATCAGGTGCTAAAGTTTTAATAATTCTAATTGTTTCAGGTTCTTTTACCAAAGTCATTGATTTTCTTAACTTGTTTTCATTAATTCTGATTTCTACACCTATTTGCTTTCCTTCTTTGTTAACCATTCTCTTACAATTCTTTAGTTTCAATCTTAAAATTTTATACATTTTATCTTCTGCCATTCATTATCCCCCTTTAAATTTTTTAACCCATTTTTATAATAAGATTCAGGAAGGACAAGATAGTTTGTCCTCCTATAGCCACTATTTATTCATAAAACTATCTTGTGATTTCCATATAGCCATTAAATCAAATTCATTTTCATTTGCATCTTTATTTTCAACTTTTTCTTCGGTTATAAAATCATCAGCATTAAACTTATCACCAGTTTGAGTAGATTTAGTTTCTTTTTGTGTATTATCGGTAACTATATTTTCACTAATCGGTGTACCTTTAGTAACATTATTGTGTGATTCTTGTGTCTTTTTCGTAACGTCTTTGTGTTTTTTACGTGAATTATTAGTAACTGCATTTACACTTTTATGTGTAGTATTAGTGCTATTTTCATGTACTTTTTTTGTAGTTTCCGTAACGAAATTTTGATATGCAGCATTTTTACTTTTAACATACTCATATAAAACCATCTTCATAACGTCCTGCTTATTGGACATATCTTTAAAATACTGATATATAGCATCATCAATAAATTTCCTTTCAGAAAAATACATATTAACTCTTCTATCATCAGCCATTATTATTCACCTGCTGCTATTTTATATTTAGTATCTAAAAACTTCTTAGAACCTCTTACGTTTGTAAATACTGGATCTTCCATTACTTTAATATTACCTTTTTCAAAATTAAGCCCTTGTGATTTAAATAATTCCATAGCACCACCTGTAAAATTAACATTGACACAAGTATCAAATTTTACAACCTTATTTGTTTCACTTAATACTTTTTTTAGATATTCCTTTAATAAACTTTTATCATGACTGCAAATCCCATCTTCTATTAATTGCTGTATATTAGATATGTTTACCGTTCTGTTATCAATCTTGTTTATAAGCTTGTCATAATATTCAAAAGTACCTAAATCATCAATTGTATCTACAGTAAGAATACGATTTTTTCTTGCTTTTATGACATTTATCGTTTTTGAGCCCACGTCACAGATACTTTGCATCCCAACATGATTTTCAATTAACGGTAAACTTGCAACCCCTTCCAAAAACATTTCTACATTCTTTATATTTATAATTACAGTATTTTCATTATTGTTAATTCTATAGCTACACATATAGCTATCTTTTTCCTTTATTTTGTTAATATATTCTTGCGTTTCATTAGCTTGGTTAATTGGTGTAAGCATAGATAAATTTACATCAACTTCGTCTGCATCTATTTCATCTAAAAATAAAGCTCTGCAAATCAAATAGTAAAGAGTTGGTATGAAATTTTTATCCTTCTTAGATTGGCTTTCTTCAAACTTATCATCATCATTAGCTATAACATAATATCCTTGTTCATCACTTAATTGAATGTAATCATTATCTGCTAATTTATTAACTTGTCTTTCTTTTCTTACTTTATTTACAAAACTAAGAACCTTATCATCTATACTTCCCTTTGCATAGTTATTTCCAATATCTGCACTTATATTTTTAATTATTTTTTTATTTTCCATATTTACTCCACCTTCCTTTAATCTTGAATAAATTTTGCTTGATATTTCTTCATCACTTAAACCTTCATCTATCATTTGTTTTGCTATATGGATAATTTTATCATCTACATTCATCCATACTGGTTCTGTGGTTGTATTAATATTTACTTGACTCAAATCAATTTGCAAGTTCCCTTTTTCATTTTTATCTTTGTCAAGCTTTTTAAATCTCCAACTTATATTGCTATCAATTCCATATTCTTTAGTTATACTTATTGCAGTTTTTCCCATATTTTCAGTTTTTTCTAAAACCGTTGAAAATCTGACACCTGAAATGAAATAACGATTCTGAAAATAAAAATTCTTATTTCGCCCCATATAAAATCCTCCTCTATACTCTCTAATAATTTTTAATTTTATTGCAGTAAGGAACTGAAGTTACCTTACAATCCCTACTGCATCTTGAATAACATTTTCTTTTTTATTTGTCACATTTTCCCTTTACTTTTTTATATAAGTTATAGCATTTTTCAAGTATTTGTATTAGCTCAGTTTTTTTTAATTTCATACCTTGAGTTTTATTTTCGAAAATAATATCTCCAAAAATATTTCCTTCATCATCTGAAATTACTTGGGTATCAAGAATAGTTAAAACTATATTTTCTTTTGTAAGTGGCATTTCATAAGGAAATAAGTTAACATGATTTATTTTATTTTTATCAAAAGTAAAATAATAAGGTTCATCATTTAATCCACTATACTGTCTATATATTTTTATTTCTTCTTTCTCTGTATCAAAATTTTTTAAACTTTCCATAATAAAAATCTCCTATTTTTTATATTAATCATTGATATATATAGCATCTAATAAGATACTTTCTTTTTGGTATAAAGTATCTTTAATTTTTTCTAATGTATCATTTGTTATTTTTTTATTCAAAGAATAATTAACTGTATTTATTGCATCATACCATGCAGTATAAGAATCCCAATATTCATTATCACAATCCACTAAGTCATATACTATTTTAGTTACTGCATTATCGAAATCCATTTCTTCCCATTCTTCGAGGTTGTGTTCCTCATTCCATTCTTTTCTTTCAGAATCTCTAATTTTAAGTATTAATGTATTTTTCATACTCTTTCTCCTTCTCTTCCTCCTTAAATTTCCTTAATATTTTTTAAAATTTTGTGGTTTAAATTTAATCAATTGTGTATAATATAAATAGATTTAAAACTTTTATATAGTAGAAGTTAGGTCTGCCAACTTAACATCTACATTAATAATTACATATTTTTATTGAGGGTATGGTATTTTTCCATGCCTTTTCGTTTTTATCTTCATAACCTTTCACCACCTTCTTCATCACTCCATGTTTTACTTTCCTTATTATATTCTTTTATATCTTTAGCAATTTTTCTAACAAATTTCTCGGAATCAAAAATTTTTCCATAAGCAAGTTGTACACCCATTAATACTCTTTTTATAGTGTTATTATCTATATCTGCATTATTCACTAATTTTAAAAACCTTTCATATAATTCCAATATTTCATTAGCGTTACCTAATCCATAATCCCTATATTCATCATTATTTTCTTCAAATTGCCTATCCATTGAATCTTTTATGGCTATTAAAAGTTTTTTTTGATTCAAATTGTAACTATTTAAGCTAAAATCAAATAATGCACCTTCATCTATACTAGTTTGTGTTACAGTTATTTCTTCTCCTGTGTCTGGATCTGTAATTGTGTCCTCATATTGATATTCATAATTTTTAAGTTCACTATTCAATTTTATATTTTGAATTTCCATTCTATCTATTTCATCCAGTTCCTTTTGAAAATATTTTTGTGGAATATTAAATATTTTTGAAAGTTGATTTAATCTTTTATCTGATATAGGGATCTTTCGTTTTTCCCATTTAGATACTGTTTGCTTTGTTATATTTAGATTATGTGCTAATTCATCCATAGACATATTATATAATTTTCTAATGAAGTAAAGTCCTATCATAATATACTCACATCATTTCTCTTATAATTATAGGTTACTTTTGTCAACCTGTAATTATATATTACATCGTTGAGTTACTTTTGTCAACTAAATTTTTGCTTTCAATAATTAAATTATTCTATTTTCCTATCTTTTCCTCTCTCTATTCAATTTTAAGTAAAAAAAGTGCTATTATATAGAGATAATATAAATAGTTTAACTAATAGAATTAACATCAAATTAATTCTAATCACGAAACTATTCTATTTTTCTCTATGTAATAGCACTTACGACTATAAAAACGCCACATGGCAATAATTTCTTTATTTACTTAACGGTTATTATTATATTACCTAATCATATCCATGTCAACACATTTTTTCTAATTTCTATCTTATTTTCATAAAATGCTACTACTTTAGCTTAATAACTATTATTTTGTCATATTGTTAGGTTTATTTATTTACAGTTATATCCATTTCAGTTCCACTTCTAAAAAATATGCTTACTCCACCAAGTAACGGGTTTTCATATATACAGTAAACGTCCTCTACATCTATAAAAGTATAAGGTTTTTCATCTATAGATGATAATTCCATTCTATAGTTACCTTTTATATCCTTAAATTCTCCTATCTCTAATCCATCCATAAATAATGGAATTGAAACCTCTCCAATTAGATCAATCATTACATCTTTACCTTCAAATTTTTTCAGTTGTTTTTTTAATTCTTTTCTATTAATCTCTGCTTGTACTTTCTGTGTTGCCTCATATACCTTTATATCCTTAAATTCATTTTTTTCATTTTCAGCATACTCTCTAACTTTATTCATCACTACATTCATTTAAATAATTCCTCCCCTTATAATTTAATTAACAGATTTTACAAAATTCTTCATAGGTTAGCGTATTACTACATACTCTTATAGGTATATTTCCCATTATAAAAGCTGTAAATACATGTTCACCTGGTAATGGCTTATAGTTCCAAGGTACAATTTCACCTAACTTGTCCTTCAGCTGCTCTCTTTTAACTTCAAGAATGTTACTCATATTATTTTCTCCTCTCCTAATATAATATTGTATTTTTTTATCTCCATAATTCTTTGAAACTATATAATCCATTTACTGTAGCTTGTTTATGCTTTATTTTACATTGTTGCATATATTCTAATAAAACATATATACTCATTTGGTTTTTGTGTACCTCCTTCAATTGATTTCCTATACCCAAATGTGATATAATCTAATTGCGACTTAGTATCTCACCTTCAGGTTAGGTACTTTTTTATTTATATAATTTTCTTACCTTTAATTTAATTATATTACTCCTACCGTAATAAGTCAAGAATTTTATTACTTTAAGCGTAACTTATTTACGAAATCTATTGATTTATTACTTATATATGGTATAATATATAGTATTATATAACTTATAAAATAGTTATTATTAGTACTTTATGGGAGGTAAGTATACTATGATTAAAATATACATAAGTGATCTGTTAGGAAAATATAAAAAGAATCAAGCATGGTTAGCACAGGAAACAGGCATAAGACCTGCTAGTATAAGCAATTTCTATTATGAGAAAGTTAAAAGAATAGAGTTAGATCAATTAGAAGCTATTTATAAAGCTTTCAAACAATTAGATAAGAATATCAAATTTACTGATATAATAAATATAGTTGATAATGAAGAAAAGGCAAAGGATTAAATCAATCCTGTTGCCTTTTTATTTTTCGATAAAGTTCTACTAAATAATATCCCATGGCTTTAGAAGTTCTAACTCTCTCTTTAAGTATATTCATAACTTTTCTTATTATATCATTATCTTTATTATAATAGTAATATTGAGTAAATACTTCTGCTATAAATTCATATATATTTTTATTAGCATATATAGATACATTTGAAGTCACTTCATAATTTTTAAGATTTATATATATATCTTGCATATTCTCATTTTTGTTTAAATCATATTGATATGCTATAGCATGTCCAAATTCGTGTATAGTATTCTCTTTCCAATCGCCTAACGATGCTTGATTAAAAATTATCTTTTGTTCTTTTGCATAATATATAGCACAATATCCTAAATCGTAATACCTATTTCCATTTTGATCAAACTCTTTCGTTATTTTAATATTATTATATTTATTGAGTTCATTTAATAGAAATTTTTTAGTTTCTATTTTAGCATTTTCATCATTACCATACACATCTGATAATTTATCACTGGCAAGAGTGTTTTTAAGATTGTTTATACAAACTTTATTACTAATTTTATCATAAGAATAACAATCTCCAATTTCTTTGATTACAACATCTGGATATAAATTATGCAAATCATTAAATATTAAAGTTATTTCTTTTACAATATCAAATCTTAATGATTCTTCTAGCCAATAAGACTGTATATTTTGACTTTTATAATATTCGTTTATATCATCTAAACTACTAAGTTTCATTACCTATCACTCTCCCTTCTTTTGTAAGCATTCTACAAATTAAGGTAAATTCCTCTATTTAATACTAATTAATACTAAATAATTTTATTTATTATTTATATTAAAATATCAATTTTATTAATCGACTATTTGTACTTATATTTAAGTAATTTCAGTACATAATAAATATAGAGGTGGATTTTATGATAGATAAATATCTAGTATCTAATTGCCTATTTATAATTGATGAATTCAATTATAGATTTAAAGGGAAAGACAATACTATTAACAAAGCTGATTTAAAAATTTTAGCTGATAAAGAATTTAATGAGTCTGATATAGCTATAAGATTAGGATACCCGTTTAAACATATGGCTCATTTTAACTTTCAAGGTAAAGCTTGTGATATTGTTGTAAAATCAAGAGATTTTATAATTGAAGTTAAATATTTAAGAAATTTTAAAGCAAAAACTAAAGGACAGTCTTTTTCCAATAAATTAATATGGCAAGATGCTTTTCAAAAAAATTATGATTGGTTATGTGATGAAATAAAAAATGGAAAAAAAGGACACAGAGCTTTTGTTTTAGGTTGGTTCAATGCAGTAGAAAGGTTTAGTGAAATTATGCAATTAGGCACAGGTGCTGGACAATTTCCTGATATAAATAATGAAAGATTAAGACTTTTCCCATTTTTAAATCATAAAGCAAATAGTTCTAAAACAAAAGATATATTTTATATGTATAAAAAAGCTTATGAACCATTACCTATACAAATAATAGGTTATGACAAAGATGTTGTAAATTGTATGTTTCTCGGAAACCAAGATGATACTTTTCATTTTGCTATGTACTGGTAAATATTTATTTTTTATAGTTCTAATTGGTTCAATATATTATTAGTTTTTAATTCTTTTATTGTATTTATTTTTAGATAATTCATGTCATTTAAGATTTGTTATTAATTACATATTAGAAATTTGATATTTGGCATATTGAACTGAGTAGTATAAATAATTATATATAAATTAGAATTGTATAAGAAAAAATAGGTTATTTTTGGAAAATAATCTCTCTGAAAATTACTTTACAAAAATAACCATATAAAAAAGGGCAATTTTAATAAACCAAAATTTTGATATTTTTAATTTTTGGGTATATAATATAAGTAACATGATAAATATTTGATTTTCGTCTTTTTAGTATAAGTCCTTTTTAATATCCTGCCAAGATATTTAAGGGACTTTTACTTTTATTCTATTAATTTTTCTGAATCATAATTTCCAGACAATAGTTGTTGTTCTAATTCTTTAAAATCATATTTACGTTGTGGAAAGCTATTAAATGCAGATTTTTTCTTGCTGCTATAAAAGCTCTTTTTAGTATTTTTAACTTTTTTAGCTACCTCTTCTACTTTCTTAGTTATCTTCTTTCCTATTATTTTATATAGATTTGAAATAGAACCACGTCTTTTTATAACAATCAAACCTTGTTCTTTTAATTCATAAAGTCCTCTCTGTATTGTGCGTATGCTTTTATGGAGCATATTAGCCAAATAACACTCTGATGGGTAACAGTAGTCCTTTTCCCCATAAGCCATGGATAAAAGAGCAGAATACACTCTATATGCATTATTTGAAATGTTAGAGGTAATAATATTATTAGATATAATTGTATAACCTTGCATTACCTATTACCTCCTTTATTCAATGTCAACCTTTTATGACTCAACACATCTAAAGGATTATATTTATTAATATCTTCTTTCATCTCAAGGGGTAATAAGTTAATATATCTCTCAGTCATTCTAATATCAGCATGTCCTAATAATTTTTGAAGTAAATATATATTATTATTTCCATTTTTAATAAACAATGTAGCAAAAGTATTACGGAATGTGTTTATGCCTTTCATAGCTACATTCCTACGCTTACAGAAGCCATTAATAGTTTCGTGAAGTGTGTCATACTTCATTTTCTTTTTATCTAATTTAGGAAATAATAAATTGTCTGGTTCTAAATCCAATAATTCTACATATTCTCTTAATACATATTCTAGTGTAGGACTTAGGGGTACTGTTATTTGCTTATGTGCTTTCATGTGTCTAAATAAGATACTTTTTTCTTGAAAATTCACATCCTTAACTAACACATTTAATAAAGTTTCACTTCTTGCTCCAGTAGCTAATAAAAAATTTATAGTTACCCATGATTTATACTCTCCCACAAGGCAGGTTTTCAGATTTGGTTTCTTCAGTAATTTAATTAATTCTTCTTCTGTATAAATATCCTTTTTCTTTTGAGTTATTGTTGGAATTTTAACTTCAAATTTTTTAAGATAATGATGATTAAAGCAATACGTTAAAAATGCTTTTGATTTAATAACAAAGGTTTGATAATAATTACCTGCATAACCCGCTTTTCTCATAGATATTATATGTTCTTCTAATTTATGTTTTGTAAAAGTAGTTATACTATCATCTACATTTACTATTTTAGGAAGTGAATACCTAAAGAATTGCTTTTTTGACTCTATAGTTCCATGTGCCTGGCCTATAGAAATACAATGTTTTAAATATTTTTCATAAATTTCTCTAATGCTTCTATCCTGCTTTTTAACCACGTTTATCAGTTTTTTAACACCCATTTTTACTCCATCCCTTATACACAAATTTTAATATTTAGATGTATGGAGTAATTAAATTTTATTAATTTTAAAAATTAATGGAAACTCACTTATGAATTAGGATACATTTACCTCTTATTACAAACATTTTCTGGCAGCATCCTTCATCAGCTGTCCATTATAAAGAACCGATAAATCAAATCCTATCTCTCTATTACCTGAAAATAATACTTTTAAGCAATTATCTCTCTTATCTATTATTTTTCCACTTCCAAATACTTTGTGAACTACATAATCCCCTA